CTATTCAATTTTTCGCTGGTGGATTTAATTCAGATGCTAATAGAAAGTTTGAATTAAATACTAATAACCGTCATAGCATGACTGGTTCATTAGAAATTAGTGGTAGCTTAACTGTATTAGGAGGTATAACAGGTTCATTATTTGGGACAGCAAGTTGGGCTAGAAACGCAATAACAGCATCATACGTAGCTGGAGCTAATGTAGTAGGAACTGTTACGAGTGCCTCATATGCATTTAATGCTTCAAATGCCGATAACGCTACATTTGCTTCAACAGCAGGTAACGGTGGTGTAACTAATATAGTAGCAGGGTCAGGTATATCATTAATTCCATCAAGCGGTGTAGGATCAGTTACGGTTGTTTCAACTGGTGTTGGTGGAGTAACAATCATATCTGGATCAAATGTAACACAGTCCTTTAATAATGCTACTACATGGACATTTAATCATAATCTACAAACTAGAGTACCTGTTATAACAGTATTCGATACTAGCTACAATCAAATTATTCCATTAAACATAGAACTAACCAATACTGCCAGCGCAACCATAACATTTCCAGTTGCTGTAAGCGGATTTGCTATAGCGTCTGTAGGTGGATCATCAGCAACAGCATTATCTGCATCATATGCATTAATAGCTGAATATGCTAATACAGCATCATATTATGCTGAAACAGATCCGGTATTTATAGCTAGGAGTGCATCATTAGCAACAACTGGATCTAATACATTTAGAGGTATCCAAATTATAAGTGGATCAGGAATAAACACTATACTACAAGTACATGGAGCTAACGCCGAACCATGGGCTTTTGGAATATATAACGATACCTACAACCCAGCTCAATCAGTGTTAGCTGGTTTTGTAGATAATACCGGTGAAGCAAGCATAGGTACAGAGGTTAATAAACCACTTTATATCTATACAAATGCTAATTATGGAAACCCAACCTTGATAATATCAAGTTCGGGAGTAACGATAGATAACACATTAACTGTAAATAATGGTATAACAGGATCATTATTTGGGACAGCGTCATATGCCAATAATGCTAATTTGTTGGATGGAAAAGATAGTACAATATTTGCAACAACAGGCTCAAATACGTTTAGAGGTAACCAAACAATAACAGGATCACTAACAGTATCAGGATCAGGTACATTTACAAATATAGGACCAGCATTATTTACTGGTAGCGTTAGTATAAGCGGATCAACAACTCAAACCGGTAACAACACGTTGATTGGTAATACAGTACTAAGTGGTAGTATTGGTATAAGCGGTTCTAGTACAATACAAGGTACTACTGCAATGTCAGGCTCACTATCAATTAGTGGATCAACAACACAAACGGGCAACAATACCTTAATTGGCAATACAGTATTAAGTGGAAGTATTGGTATCAGCGGCTCTCAAACATTTTATGGTACATCAGCATTTTATGGTAATCATACATTAAGTGGCAGTAATACTATTATAGGAAATACAGTAATGAGTGGTAGTATTGATGTGAGTGGTTCCTCTAATTTTCACAATAGTGTCTTTATTGTAACAGGATCTACATTTATTAAGGGAACAACACAAATTACAGGCAGTACAGGTATAACAGGATCATTCAGCGTTAGAGATGGGGATATTAATATAGTTAGTGGATCTTCATTTACAAGATGGGGTAATAAACTATTTAACTACGGCCAATTTTCAGATACATCTACTCAATCAGGATCTGCTAATACAGCGTATGCAATGAAATTTAATACAACTGATTTTGCATTAAATACACGTATAGTAAGTAGTAGTAGAATAACAGTCGATAATACAGGAATATATAATTTACAATTCTCAGCACAGTTAGGCAATACAGCAAACAGTACTATTGATTTTGATATATGGTTTGCATATACTGGAAGTAATATTGCAAATTCAAACACGAATGTAACAGTTAATAAAGTAGCTGGTAGCAATGGTAGATTAGTAGCAGCCTGGAATTTTGCAACACCAATAGCAGCAAACGATTATGTAGAAATTTATTGGAGTTGTAACGATAGTACTGGACAAATACAAGCAACAGGAACACAAACAGCACCAGCTCGACCAGCAATACCATCAGTAATAGCAACATTAACACAGATAGCATAAGATGAAAATATACCAACCAACCATATCATCATCAGCATTTATAGCAGGATTAACAACTGCTTCACAAGCTAGTGTGCTAACATATGATGCTACAACTGGTCAGGTATTTTATACTGCATCATCAGCTATTGGAGGCGGAGGTGGAGGGCCTGTAGACACAAGTGGATTAGTGACTACAGCATCATTCAATGCTTATACAGGTTCATCATCATCAACATTTGCAGGCACAGCAGCTACAGCATCCTATGCTGATAATTTTACTGTAGTAGGTACATTATCACTTAATGGCACATTAACTGATCATAGTTCAATATCATCAACAGCACCCGGTCCAAACAACTTATTTACACGAGCAACAGGATCATTTACATCTGCATTTTGTAAATATACACTGTACAATGGTGCTAATTCAAGAGCAGGTGAATTTGTAACATCATGGAATGGTACGACAACATCATACTACGATAATTCAACTGTTGATATAGGAGATACATCCGCTATTGTGTTTGAAGCATCTATAGTAACAGGCCAAGTACAAATAAACACTGGCGGTGGAACACCATCAGGATGGACAATAAAAATGCTAGTTACGTACATATAATATATTTATAATAGACTATTAGTTGGATAGTGAAAACTAATTAAATATGGCAAATGAATTCGTAGCGAAGAACGGATTAATCTCGCAAAACAATTCCACAGTAAGCGGATCGCTAACAGTTAATGTTGCCGGTTCAAATGAATTAACTGTAGCTGGTACTGGTGTAACAATTGGTAGTGCTGCTACTGATACACATAGAGTTACTGGTTCTTTAAGTATACAAGGCTTAACGTCACAAACACCATTTCAAGTATTAAGTGGATCAACATCATTGTTGTTTGTTAGTAGAAGTGGAAATATTGGTATTGGAAATAATTTAACTATGTTAAATTTCACTAACATAAACAGTGGTGGTAATTCTATTGGATTTGAAACATTTAGAACTAATTTTAGTACTACATTTAATACAATAAATAATCAATATGGATTCAATTTTGGTGATGGTGGCGGCAGTAATACTAATACAAGTGGAGTTACTGGTAGATTTCAATTAAGTTCAAGATTTTCGCCTACAAGTGGAACAAGTGTCTATAATACATTTTATTTGAATCCATCAGTTAATCAAACAGGTGGAGCAAATGGTATTACTCGTGGCTTATTTATAGATCCAACATTAACATCAGCAGCAGACTTTAGAGCAATACAAATCAACTCCGGTAGCTTAGTAATGGCCGACTCATACCTAGCATCAGGTTCACGTTCAGGATCATTACTTGATCTATCGCAAACATGGAATACTGCAGGTAATGTAGATGCTATTAAATTAACTGTTACTGGAACTGGTGGCGCTAGTTCTAACTTAATAAATTTACTAGTTGGAACAACCAGTAGGTTTAAGGTTGATACAAGTGGTAATTTAGAAGTAGGAGGTAATAGGATACAAAACGCCGGCAATAACTCTAGCATAGTACTCGGTAATGCTGCTATTACTAGTACGGTTTCAGTAGTAGGTTCTGCATTATCAAGATATATTTTTGCTATAAGTGCAGGAAATGCAGCAACAACAGGGACTGAAAATATGATTATATCAAGTCCTGTCTATACTCCATCTTCAGGAACTGCTATATTTAATGGTTTTGTTTATAGCCCAACAATAAACCAAACAGGCGGTGCAAATGGTATTGCCCGCGGCTTATTCATCAACCCAACCCTAACATCAGCACCTAACTTTAGAGGTATAGAAATAAGAATGGTACCTGTCTCAGCAGGATCAAATAGCTGCGTAGGAATACTAGTATCAGGATCAAATACAAGAGGTGGAGCTGGGTATATTGATTTTTTACAAGCAACAAATACATCAGCTAGTATAGCAAATCCAAATAAATTTTTTAGATTAAGCACTACTGGTGACCTTGAAATAGTGAACAGCAACTACGCTACAGTTATATTATCACTAACAGATGCCGGGGTATTTAGTACTCCGGGAGGTGGCACATCAGATGCTAGAGTAAAAAATACTATTACATATATTACATCAAGCGCTTATGATATAATATCCCAACTAAAACCAGCATCATTTGAATTTAATAATACTCCTGGTATAACAAGACATGGTTTTATAGCCCAGGACGTAATACCTATAAAACCAGATCTAGTATTAGGCGATGGAGATAAAAAAGAGGGAATATATGGCTTAGATTATGACGGTATACTGGCACTAACCGTAAAAGCATTACAAGAAGCAAATAGTAGAATAGATACTCTAGAACAACAAATAGGGGTATTGAAAAATAAATAATGCTCCAAGCAACACAAATAACATGGGATCAAGCAAATAATCTATGGAACGATTATAAATTAGGCGATCTCTACACACAATACCTCCTAGATACCTACGGTATAACCGTAGAGGCAGGCGGTAGAGTAATATGGAACCATGTATTGAATGTAATAGAGGTCATTATCGTAGCTCCAGGAGGAGCCGGAGAAGAGGGCGGAATTGGAGGAAAAAAGGAGAAAAAAGCAAAAAGGCGTATAAAATTGATATTTATTATGGAGGATCTCTATAAAGAAGAGGCTAAAGAAGTAAACGAACTAGTCTCAATAAAAGCTCTTACAGACATCCAAAACAAAATTCAGGAGCAAATAGGAACTAAAATATCACTAAGCGATGTACAGATTATTAAAGGATAAGAACAACGAATTTCTATGCGAAATCAAGCTAGAAGGTGCTAGTACAAAAGACGCTAAAGTAAGATTATTCCTTCAAGGTGATGAATGCGAGTATGCTTTTCATGGAAAAATTGAGGAAGGAAAATGTATAGTCCCGTTGGGAAAATTAAAAAAATTCGCTAACTTACTAGAGAGCGGAAAGATAAGATTGGAGGTAATAGCAGATGATACCTGGTTTGTTCCTTACGAAAGTGAGTATCAGTTAGAGCAAGAGAAGAGAGTAACTGTAGAAGTGCTTCAGCCCGGGTCTACTCCTAGTAAGCCGCTAGTTGAAGTAAAGGTACAGGAACCTGTTCCTACACCGAGACCCCAAGTTAAACCTACTATAAAAGCAGAAAAGAAAAACCCAATAACCGAAATCAAGAAGTACCTAAAAGAAAATACTAATTTCAACGGAACACCAAATAGCCTTAAGTCTGTAATACAGAAAAAAGAGCACAGGTACTACATTAACGCAATTTGCGAAAGCAATAGACTAGACAAGCTTGCAGTTTTAAAGCAAATATTAAAGTAAGTTATGAAATATTATGGCAATACCATCTCTCCTAGGTTCTTATATTGACCAAACATATCAACGGCTTGTTCAAACTGATGGTGCTGAATTTGCTGATGGACTAGGAAATCCAATAACGTTCGGTACCACACCAACAGGATCTTTTCTTACAACAGCTTCGTTTAATGACTGGACGGGATCGTCAACATCTCAATTTTCAGGAACATCATCATACGCTCTTACATCTTCAAATATAGAAGGAGGAACCACCAACTATATACCAGTATGGTTGACTGATACAGGCCTATCCAGCAGTGTAATGTATCAAGACGGCAGTAATATAGGCATAGGAACAAATGTAGCTACTAGTAATGTTAGTGTATTTAGAGATGGCAATGGCCTAACTATCGGTGTAACAGATCAAGCTTCAGGATTTGCTATAAATAGAGACGCTGTTACAGGTGTTATTATTAATCCCTCTCTAGGAAACGGATATCAATTTACTCAGCAAGGTTTCGGATTTGAATTTCAAGAGTACGCTACAAATGGCAATTATGTAGATCTTTTTGTATTTACTAACGGTAAATTAGGAATTGGAACAAGATATCCGAATTATAAGTTAGAAGTAAGCGGATCAGTTAGTTTTACAAACCTAACCAATACCACTCAAACAAATGTTGTAAGTATAGATACTGCTACCGGCGAACTGTATTATCAACCAACCTCATCTATACCATCTCTTCAACAGGTACTAGATTTTAATCATGATCTAACAAATGATAATAATTTCCAGGGAACTGAAGCTGGAAGTAGTAACACCGGAACTAATGTTTTAGCATTAGGTAATAGCGCAGGGAATGGTAATAGTGGAAATAACATAGTTGCATTTGGAAGTACTGCTGCTAGAAATAATAGCGGAAATAACGTTATAGGAATAGGAGAAAATACTGTTGTAGGTAATGGCGGAAATAACGTTATAGGATTAGGCACAGGAGCTGGCAATAATAATGGATTAGCAGGAATGACAATTATTAGTAATGATTTTCTTCCGTCATTTGCTGATCATACAGCAGCAGTTGCTGCAATAAATGCAGGAAATGGAGCTACTACAGGTACCTATCTATATCACAATCAAGCTACTGATTCTATCGGAGCTGTTAGAATATAAAATAACATGGGATTACTACTCTACATACTATCTAGACTATTAGGACTAATATTTATACCAGTAGCATTGATCTATTCAATAGTACAATCAATATACCGTAGAAAATTCTTTGCAGAAGGAATACCAGACATAAACGCTAAATTTATGTCAATGGCAGTAGCGTTTGATATGTATGGTAATGCTGTTGGAAAGGAAATATTTAACGATACATTGATCAAAGATAAAACGTTACACCCGTTTGGTAAAAAAGGAGAAACAATATCCCAAGCGATTGGTTGGAATAAATATTATAATAATTTAACTAAAACAGGTAAAATATTAGATAACACATTGGATTTCTTTGATCCAAATCACTCATTAAAGTCAATAGGAAAATGAAAATCACATTACAAGAACGCTTTATCTGCTTTGCAGTACAACATATCTCAAATTCACCTTTAGCACAATACTTTAAGCTATTAGATGAGATTAGTAGTAAAATAAAAGGCATGGGTTATCAACCAACCGATGAAGTCGAGATTGAAGTAGATCCGAATCAATTAGTTGATATATATTTTGGATTAGGACAGAATCCTGAATATTTAGTTGCCGGTGTTAATGAACATATGAAAGGAGCTATAACAACTCAATTCACACAAAAAATAACAGACTATTTAACTCTGTTAGCTACGTTAGGTGTTGAAGATTTAACACAAGAAGAAATTGATGCACTGCCTCCAGCAGACCAGGAAATAGTGTACGAAGGAAGAGCTGCTCAAACTGTAGTAGGCAGAATCTCTTCTCGAGATTCACTTACAAACCAAATTATTGAAAACATGATGGCTGAAGGTAGAAGATTGGTGTCGTAAATAATTTTTTTATAGTAGAAGATAGTCGTTTGAGCTAATTTTCGTATATTTATATATAGACCAAAATAACAGAATACTATGCAAACTGCAACAGCACTATTAGCACTTTTCTTAGGGATAGCTACACTGACATGGCTTATTCGAGTAAAGAAAGAAAAGAAAGACAGCAATAGCGTCGTAGCTATCGACGATATGGTTACTGTAGAAATTCCTCAAGAAACACAGCAGCCAGCTGAATCAGAAAAAGAGCCTGTAGACGCTATGCAACCTCTCCCGCTTACGACTGAAGAGCCGTTAAAAGTGCTAGAAGAGCCTAAAGTAGAAAAAGCAGCTATGAAAGCAGTTGCTAAAAAATCAACCACGAAATCAAAAACCAAAATAAAACCTTAATCATTTATGGCAGAAGTTAAAACAGTTACAACAGAAGAGCTTGAAGAGCTCAAAGCTCTAAGAGATGAATCCGATAGATTCGTAATCAATCTCGGACAAATCCAGTACCAGAGAGTACTATTAGACGCTCAAGAAGGACAACTTAAAGAAGCGCTACTAAAGCTTAAAGGCGCAGAGAAGCAAGTTACGGATAAATTGGTAGATAGGTACGGTAATGTAACCGTAGATATCGAAACCGGGACTATATCTTGATCCGACTAAGGTTTTGTCATTACTTTAACTATTTATTATTAGAACCTAATTAAAAACTATGGCAGAAACCTTAATCTCCCCCGGAGTCTTTTTAAGAGAAAACGATCTATCTCAAATACAGCAAGGACCTATTACAGTAGGAGCAGCTATACTCGGCCCGACAGTGTTTGGTCCGGTAAATATTCCTACTGTAGTACGGTCTTATAGTGATTACAAAGCTAAGTTCGGAGCATTGTTCGTTAGTGGTGGAAGTACTTTTGAGTACCTAACCTCTATCGCAGCGGTTAATTATTTCGAGCAAGGTGGCGAAACCCTCTTAGTGACTCGTATAGTTTCCGGTACCTTTACCTCCGCTACAGCTACAGTACCTGCAGCAGAAACATTAAGGACCGGTACAACAGCATCTGCTACCCTAGATTTAACTAGCGCAGCAACAGCACAATACGTACTTAACCTAAACGGAACTTCTGTAACACTGTCCGGATCTACTGCTCAAGATGTATATAATAGAGCAACTGGATCTATCAATGCTATTTCAGGTATTAGTGCTTCTGCTTTTACTACACCTACAGTAACGTTTGCAGCTACTACTCGGGGAGCAATAGGAAATAACTACTACTATATATCCGGTAGCACTACAGTAAGCTTTACCGGCGGTACAGACGTTACTGCATTTACCCTAGAAACAATATCACAGGGTGATGTAATGAATAATAACGCTAGTGCAGGAAGGAATAATAGTTCCTTGATTAGCGGGTCTGTAAATAACGTAAGGTGGGAAGTAACATTCTCCGATAGCGGATCTGGCCTTTTTTCAATGATTGTTAGAAGGGGTGATGACTACCAAAACCAAAAAAATGTAGTAGAGACTTGGAATAACCTATCTCTAGATCCAAATACGAACAACTACATTGCATATGTAATCGGTGATCAATCAATCACACCAACGACTGATGAGTCAGGAGCTTATTATCTACAGTATAGCGGATCTTATGTAAATCAGAGCCGTTATATTCGAGTAAAGTCTGTAAGCAGGCCAACACCTAACTACCTCAACAATGTAGGTCAAGCTCAAGCTCAGTATACATCCTCACTACCTCTCGTAGGATCTGGATCACTTAACGGTTCTTTTGGCGGTGCAGTAGGTACTACAGTAACAGCTGGACCGATTAAATTGTATCAAGATCTTCCAAATACTACAGCTACTTACGCAAATAACATCCAAGGTGTAATAGGTACTGATTATAATGTAGGGCTAGGATTAATTGCTAACAAAGATCAATACGACTTCAAAACTGTGTACGCTCCCGGTCTAACAGCTCAAAATGCTAGCTCACAAATAACCAGCCTCCTTTCGCTAGCTCAGGAAAGAGGTACTTGTATTGCAGTAGTTGATATGGTTGGATATGGTCAATCAATCACCGCAGCAACTCAACAAGCTCTATCGCTAGATTCTAGCTACGGTGCTACATATTGGCCTTGGGTACAGCTTCGGTCAAGAGAGACTGGTAAGCTATTCTTTTGCCCGGCTTCTACAATCGTACCTGCAGTATATGAGTATAATGATAAGATCTCTGCCGAGTGGTTTGCACCTGCTGGTCTTACCAGAGGCGGACTTACAACAGTAATCCAGCCAGAAAGAAGGCTAACTGTATCTCAGCGTGATACTCTTTATGCTAGCAAGGTTAACCCCATTGCAATCTTCCCCGGTCAAGGTACAGTTATCTACGGCCAAAAGACACTCCAAGTAAAAGCCACGGCTTTAGATAGAGTGAATGTACGTAGATTGCTAATTGCACTTAAGCGCTATATCGGCCAAATTGCAGAGACCTTGATCTTCGAACAGAACACTCAGACTACCCGGAACAACTTCCTCAACCAAGTTAATCCGTACCTACAGTATGTACAGCAAAAACAAGGTCTGTATGCATTCAGAGTGGTAATGGACGAAACCAATAACACACCCGACGTAATCGATAGAAATCAACTCGTAGGTGCTATTTATCTACAGCCTACTAAGACTGCTGAATATATCTTACTTGATTTCAATATTCTTCCGACAGGTGCTAGTTTTGGTAGCTAATAAATAACATAACAGGATATTTATATTAAATCATACAACCAATGGCAGTAATCGATCCCAACGAAATATTCTTCACCGCGTTTGAACCCCAAGTTCAGAACAGGTTTATCATGTACATTGATGGTATACCTTCTTACTTAGTTAAGAAAGCTTCTGCACCCGGATTTGAAGCTGGTGAGATCATCCTAGACCACATTAACGTTTACCGCAAGCTAAAGGGTAAGGTACGGTGGAATGATATAACTCTCGGACTTTATAGCCCTATCACACCCTCTGGCGCACAAGCAGTAATGGAGTGGGCTCGTTTAGCTCACGAATCTGTAACTGGTCGCGATGGATATTCTGACTTCTACAAGAAAGACATTACCCTTAACATCCTCGGTCCGGTAGGCGATATCGTAGGCG